AGAGCAAATGTTAATTGACATTGCTGGTTTAACTGACGACAGAGGATTAAAAATCGCTCTGAACGGAAGAAAACTTATTATTCCAGTCAATCTTCAATTTACTGCTGAAAGATTAATGAAATCTAATTTGAGAACAGCAACTGCTGACAATGACATTAATGCAATTGGAAGCATGGGAATGATACCAGAAGGTTATACAGTGAATAACTTCTTAACTGATACTGATGCATTCTTCATTAAAACTGATTCTCCAAATGGGATGAAGCACTTTCAAAGAGCACCTATCACAACTAAGATGGAAGGTGACTTTGAAACTGGTAACGTAAGGTACAAAGCAAGAGAGAGATACTCTTTCGGTTTCTCTGACTTCAGAGCTATCTTCGGTTCACCAGGAGCGTAAGAACTTTATTTGTGGGGCTTCGGCCCCACAATAACTAGGTGTTAACTTATTATGCCGACTGACCTAGCAGACGATCGTAGAGACGGCATGATAAAAACTACGGAGTAAAAAAAATGTCAAATTCAACATTCAGCGGTCCAGTCAGATCAGAAGGTGGTTTTAACGTAATTAATAAAGCCTCTGGAACTGGAGCCGTTACAGAAACAGGGTTTTCTGTAAATTCAACAGGACAACTAGTTTCTATGGGAACTAGAAAGATTCAATCATTTGCAGGTTCTTTAGCAGGTACAAATGCTGCTTCTACTGCATATGGAGATGGTGATGTTCTTGTAGAGCTTGGTGCATTAAACACAGACGCACCAGATGGTTTAGTAACACCTACTAAATTTTTTATACACAGAGCTTTAATAGGTATTACAACAGCAGCAGGTGAAACTCTTGTTGGTGGTTTATCATTAAGTGCAACTTCTGGTACAGCAACTAACTCTGCAGTTTCTTCAGGAACTGAAATCGTTGGTGCTGGTGTAACATCATTTAACGAGCAGTTAAGTGCTACACAGTCAATCACAGAGGTTGATGTAAACTTCAACAATAGTGCTGGTAACTACCACATATTTGTTCCTAATATCACAGCTGCGATTGCAAGTAAAAACTTATATGCTTTTTCTACAACTGCAGTTAATGCTGATATTACTGCTGGAAGATTTACAGTAGAATTAGAATACTCAGTATTTTAAAATAACGTGGGGCTTCGGCCCCACACGTTCTTGATTAAGGAGGGAACATGGCAGATACAGTAACAGGACCAACAATCCTACAACAGAATGATAAGAGAGTAACAATTAAAATAGTAGTGCAATCTGACGGAACAGGTGGCACAACAGTTTTTGGTGACGTTTCAGCCTTAACAGGTAACAATGAAGGTCAATCAGTTACAACACTTTCTTTACAAAGAGTATGGTGGACTTGCGCAAATGGCGACGGTGCAGATGCTTTTGCTCGTTTAGATTATGAAGATTCAGATGGAGATATTCCAATTATAACTTTAATAGATTCTGGTTATTGGGACTTTAGAGAATTTGGTGGTATACCAGCAAATACAAGTTCAAATAGTAATCAAAATGATGTTAACTTTGTAGTAGCAGCGGCCGCAGACTCAGGTAACTCATACACTTGTATTGCGGAGTTTCTTAAAAACTATTAATGATTTCTAGATCTTCAATGCCTCAACAGATATCAAAGGCAGGACAGAAAAAGAAATTTATTAAAAAAAAGAAAAAGAAAAAGGTGAAACATGGCAACATCAGGAACAAATAGTTTTGATTTAGACGTTGATCAGGTAATAGAAGAAGCTTTCGAAAGATGTGGAATTAATTCTAGATCTGGTTACGATTTAAAAAGTGCAAGACGTTCGTTAAATATTATGTTAGCTGAATGGGCTAACAGAGGTATTAATTTATGGACAGTAGAACTTAGAACAAAAACTTTAACAGGAAGCACTACAAGCTATACTTTAGATTCAGACTTAGTTGACGTATTAGAAGCTGTTGTATTTACATCTTCAGACACATCAACCGATATAGAAGTAGATAGAATAAGTAGAGCAGAATATTTAAACATATCTAATAAATCAACAACAGGGACTCCTGTGCAGTATTTTCTAGAAAGAGGAGCTTCTACTCCTACTTTATTTTTATATCCAACTCCAGACGGAGCACATACTTTTAAGTATTATGGATTAACTAAAATACAAGATGCGGGTAATTATACTGATCAATTAGAAGTTCCAACAAGATTTATACCGTGTTTAACTTCTGGTTTAGCTTACTATGTATCTGTTAAAAAGGCTCCAGAGAGAACTCCTTTACTAAAACAATTATATGAAGAAGAGTGGCAACGAGCTTCAGAAGAAGATAGACCTCGTTCTAGTTTCTTTGCAACTCCACAGAGAAGTTATATTTAATGCCTAAAGCTAGCGGTAAATATTCAGAAGCAATATCAGATAGAAGTGGTATGCAGTTTCCTTACAAAGAAATGCGTAAAGAGTGGAATGGATCTCTTGTGCATAAATCTGAGTTTGAATCAAAACATCCACAGTTAGAAAGAGAAAAACATTCTTCTGACGCACAAAGTATTGAAGATGCTAGACCAGATAGATTAGAACCCATGACAGTTTTTGTTGGCGGTTCAGGATTTTTTGAATATAATAATTCTATGCAAGCTTCAAAAAAACAGCCACCCGTAGTGTCTGCTTATATAGGAAGCGTAACAGTGAGTATTTCATAATGAGTGTAACATATTCAGAACTAACACAACAAATATTAGATTATACAGAGGTGACCACTGATGTTTTATCTTCTACAATAACGAACGATTTTATTGAGCATGCAGAAAATAGAATATTTAGAGATGTAGATATTGACGTATTTAAGTCTCATCAAACCGCTAATTTAACCGTTAGTAACCCTTTCTTGTCTTTACCAGGTGGTAGTAGACCAGAACCCACATCATTAGGAACTGTTAGAACAATGCAAATATTTGCACCAACAGGAACACCTACAAGAAATTTTTTAGAACAAAGAGATGTAAGTTATATGAATGAGTATTGGCCAGATAGAACTGCAACTACTACTCCTAGATATTGGGCTTGGTGGGATCATAATACAATTTATGTTGCACCTACTCCTGATCTAGCATATAACGTAGAATTAGGTATAACTAGATTACCAACAAGACTGTCTAGTTCAAATAGTACCTCGTGGTTAGGTGATAATGCACCCGCATTATTGCTTTACGGATGTCTTGCAGAAGCCTTCAAGTTTTTGAAGGGACCAGCTCAAATGCTGCAAATTTATGAACAATCATATCAACGTGCTCTTCAAGAGTTAGTTATTGAACAACAAGGAAGGCACCGAAGAGATGAATATATGCATGGAGCTCTTAGAACTCCTTTGCAGTCTAAAAACCCATAGGAGAGTAAAACATGGCAATAAGTCAAGCTGTTTGTACAAGTTTTAAACAAGAGTTATTAGTAGGAACTCACAATTTTACAGCGAGTTCTGGAGATACTTTTAAGATAGCTTTATACACTAGTAGTGCCTCATTAGGCGCAAGCACAACTGCTTTTAGCACTTCAAACGAAGTTTCAGATTCAGGAACATACAGTTCTGGTGGAGGAACTTTAACGAGTGTTACTCCAACAACTTCAGGAACAACTGCTATTTGTGATTTTGCAGATATATCTTTTACATCAGCAACAATTACAGCAAGAGGAGCTTTAATTTACAATAGTTCTGATTCTAATAAAGCTGTAGCTGTTTTAGATTTTGGTGGAGATAAAACATCTACCAGTGGAACTTTTACTATTCAGTTTCCAACTGCTGACGCTAGTAACGCTATATTAAGATTAGCATAGGAGAACTTGAATGGCGTTAGTAATTAACGACAGAGTAAAAGAAACAACCACTACAACAGGGACAGGTGCAGTATCTTTAGCTGGTGCAGTCACTGGCTTTGAAACTTTTGCAGCTGGAGTAGGAAATTCTAATACAACTTATTATTGTATTGCACATCAGGATCAAGCAGAGTTTGAAGTTGGTTTAGGAACTTTGGATGGGGATAGTTCCGATCTTACTAGAACAACTGTAATATCTAGTTCCAATAGTGATAGTGCTGTAAACTTTAGTTCAGGCACAAAAGATGTCTTTTGCACAATACCTGCTAGTAAATTAATTTTTGAAGATGCTAACAACGATGCAACTGTAGGACGTAATTTAACAGTTACAGGTGATTTAACAATTTCAGGTGATGATATTACTATGGCCACTAATACTAGTGGTGCAGCTCTTATTGGTGACGGTTCAAACTTTAACCCTGTAGTTATATCTGGTGACATTAGTATAGCTACAAACGGAGCAGCATCATTAGCTGCTGCACAAACAAATATTACATCAATTTTAGCAACTGATCTCAAAATAGGTGAAGATGATCAAACAAAAATAGATTTTGAAACTGCTGATGAAATACATTTTTATGCAGCAAACGCAGAACAAGTATTTGTATCCAATGGAGTATTTGGTCCACAAACAGATAGTGATGTTGACCTTGGTACAAACTCTGTAAGATTTAAAGATGCTTATGTAGATTCTGTCACAGTAACAGGTGATGTAAGTGTAGGAGATGACCTTACAGTTAATGGTGGTGTTGTGGATGTTAAAAACACAGGCGCACAGTCACAAGTTAGATTTTATTGTGAATCATCAAATGCACACTATGCTGCTATTCAAGCCCCCGCTCACTCTGCTTTTTCAGGTAACACCACATTAACATTACCAGCAACAACAGATACAATTGCAGGTATAGCGTCAACACAAACTTTAACAAACAAATCAATAGATTCAGATAACAACACAATTACAAACATTGTAAACGCAGAT